TTTGATCTGCAATTGATGGTGCAAATTTACTTGTATCAAGTGGTGCAGCTGTTGCTGCTGTTAATTGTGTTGCGTAATCTTTACCAAGATCTTCTATAAACTGTGCGGGTAATGCTCGTGTTTCTGTTATTGCCATTATAATACCTCTTCCAATCGTTGTTGTGTAGCAAACATTGCTCTAGCACCTTCAAGTCCTTGTGATGCTTTTGATACTTTACCGCCTGCTTCTAAATTTTCCATCATGTTTTCCATGATCTCTGCTCCTTTATCTATATCTCCACCTCCTGCATTTCTAACAGCATCTGCAGTAAATACAAACTCATTTTTTGATAGTCTTGCTGGCACATCATCTGCTCTTTCTTGACCACCGATTGCTACAAAACCACCTTCGTTTCTGTAATCTTTTTCCATACCACCCATGTCTATCATCCCACCTTCTTGAGCCATGACTCTATCTGCTTGTGGCATTGGTCTACTAGTAAAATCTTTTCTTAAACTATCTAAATATTCTCTCAAATCTTCTAATTGTCCTGGTGATAAATCTTTTACAGGCTTACCATATAATTCCATTGATATATCATCAGATTCATCTCCTAATATATCTGAAGCCATCATTATACCACCTTCTTGAGCCATGATTCTACCACCCATCATAGGCATACCTCTAGCCATCATAAAGTTCATATTTCTCATCATCATAGGGTTCATACTTCTAGCCATCATAGGGTTCATACTTCTAGCCATCATAGGGTTCATACTTCTAGCCATCATAGGACTCATCATTGGTGATCTCATTGGCATTGGCATTGGCATAGGCATTTGATTTTGTGGTGTTGCTTGAGCTATACCTGTTGTTTCATCATCACCAAAAGATTTTGTATCTACAGTATTTGTTGCTTGTGTTATTGGAGGTAAACCTGCGCTACCACCCATTGATAATTTTTGTTCTTCATCATCATCATTTATTCCATAAATTTGATTTAATGCAGCCATTCTATTTTCTGCTAATCCACCATCAGCAGCATAAAATTGTGGTGCCATAAATGCAAAATCTCCACGATTTAAACCACCTGCTAGTACGTTTCTTCTAAGACCACCAACACCACCAAACTCAGCAAAAGGATTAAAATCACCTCTTCTTGATGTCGTATATTCATCTAAATTATCTTCTTCTTCTTGTCCCATAAATAATGGTAATGAAGATAGTGCAGCGATACCACCAAAAATACCTCTTTTAGTTAAATCTCCAGTAACAAAATCAGCCATACCTGCTTTTGATAATAGTTTACCAAAAGGACTAGACATTGGACCAATTTTAGTCATTGTTTTAAGAGGATTAAATCCTGTTCCAAAAAATTTATTTTTACCAAAAAGACCCCCACCTAATTTGTATGCAGCAAAGGCTAGTGCAGCTTTACCTATTGGTGATTTTGCAATTTTTTTAATTCCACGTGTTGCTTTCTTAACTAACTTACCTAAAAAATATCCTTGTCTTAGATCTGCTATTCCACCACCAGCATATCCTATTCTTCCGCCTTGAGCTTTACTTGTTTTTTCTTGTTCTTTAATTATTGCTACAAAGTCTTCAATTGACATAGGTGTTTTACCAGCATTTATCATGTCTTGAGCATATTTTGAGTACAAATTAGTATAGTAATCCGCACCACCAGCATATCCTATTCTTCCGCCGTCTGCTACAAACATTCTAGGATCAACTCCTAATGCTATCATAGTATTTTTATTTGCTTGATCTACATCATACTCATTAAAATTTGTTGCTGGTATAAATGGATTTGATGTAGCCGCAGCCGCAGTTGTAGCTGCAGTATTAATTGGTGTTGTATTTAATGCTGCTGAACTTATTGCGGGTATTCCTGTTGCTTGTGCTATTCGTTGTGGACCATCACCACCACCAATTGGATTACCATAAGCATCTATTTCACCAGCCATTCTACTTTTCATGTAATTACTATATATATCTTCTATTGTTGAAATGTCGTCTTCTTCTAATAAATTTTGTATGTCTGAGTAAGTATAATTTTTAGATCCTAAAACTTTATCTATAAAAAATTGTCTATTTATTTTATCTCCTTTTGAAAGAGCTCCTTCAAATAATTTTAAACCTATATTTATAAGAGGACTTGGTGCTTCAGGTAATTCAAATGGTCTATTTAATAAATCTTGTTCTTGTTTAATTATTTCTTTTAATTGAGATGCAGTAACGTTATCACCAGGATTACCACCACCAAATTGAAGAGGATCAGAAGATCTCATTTCAGCTGCTGTTTTGGAATATTTATGATCAGTAGCATAACCACCCATTGGATCTTGTCTACCAAGTCCGCTGTTTGCGTTATTTCCACCACTATTTCCACCACCAAATGATTGCATACCAGTATCTGAAGTTTTTTCCCTACCAGCACCTTTACCAACTCTAAATCCAACTCTTGCAATCCCACCTTTATTCATACCTGCTCTAGCTTGTGCTGCAAATTCTTCTAAAGACATTGGTTGTAGTCCTTGTTCTTCCATTTCAAAAACATATTTTTCATACTCTTCTAATAACAATGGATCTATTTCTGCCATCTGTTGTGGTGATTGAGGTCCTTCATTACCTGAGTAAGTAATTTTTGGCGCGCCTATATCTAATGATTCTAATCCTGTTTTCATATAATTTTTATGTTAGTTTAAAAGCAGGATTTTAACCTGTGGGTTTCTTACATTACTTGTTTTTGTCAAGTAAATCAAGCCTATGTTGTAACTTCTCTAGGTTTAATTTCTAAGGCAGATAGCACTACATGTAGTCTATTTGCTGTTGCTGCCGTTACTTTTAATATCTCACTTTCTTGTAACACAAGAGGTGCTGATAAAAGTTCCGTGGTCCCATTAGCAGATATCGATTTAGTCTTAAATAAACTAAATACAGCAGTGGCTGTATCTGTAATGGTTACTGTTATAGTATCTGAATTACCAGAATCTTCTGACACTATTATAGATTTAATTACAGCTGTTGTTGCTGATGGCACTGTATATAATGTCGTAGCCGATGTAGTAGTTAAATCTACCTTTTTATTTACAAATGTATTAGCCAAAGAAAAAAGCCTCCGCTTCTGCTTCTTCTTTTAAATCTTGTTGAAAAGAAGTATTTAATTTTTGCACTATACTATCAACATCTCTAACAAAAGATTGTTGCACTTGTTGATCATAATCCTCTAGTGGTTGTGTTAATGATTGTACTATTCTTGCCATTATCTTCTCCCGTCTGGTTGTATATCTAATCTAAATGTACCAAGTTTCCAAAATTGACTTGTGCTACTATTAGATACTTTTAACGATATAGATCTAGCACGTGCACGTGTATCTATTTTATTTGTACTAGATGTTATAGTAAATGGTCCAAGTGATGAACTAGCTTGTGTTTGATTAGGAAAATCTCTTAAATTTAATGTAACAACACTATCTCCTGTTTGTGCTAAAAAATCTGGTAATACTCTTCTAATTTTCATCATAAACTCACCGTCACCAGCAAGCCCTTGTTGACCTATATCAAAATCTCCTGATTGTATGTTTGCCGTAATAGATGTAGTTGCACCCTCTTTAACTTGATCTAATCCTGTTTCGTGTTCATAGTATGTAGACACACCATCAGTACAACCAATAACATGATCTTTATTACTTGTAGCTGTTGTGCCATCATCGTCGTATTCTGTTGCGTGTGGTTTACCAAATACAGCAGAGTCTTGCCAAGAGGTTCTAGCTAATGTTCCTGTGGTCCACACTGGTCGTTCTGGTGTTGAATCTAAATAATTATAACACACCATTCTATTTACAGTTCCTGATCCAGAGTTAGGATAAAACCACATAACTTCACCAAACAAGTTGTTTAGTCCTGCATTAATATGTTGTTTTGGAATTGTATTAATATCATCGTAAACATGATCTTCAACTAAACATGGTAGTGATTCTAGTTTACCTGTGTATCTAAAAAAACCATTTTCTGACATCCAATATGCAGATCCATCAACCTCAACAGCTGCATTCTGTCCGATCAATCCACAGTTTGTACCAACTTGTTGAAATGAAAAAGTAAAAGGTGCACCAACAAAACGCATAATAAATAACGCGGTGTCCGTCCAAATATAAATAGCATCTCTACCTCTAATGGCTCCTATAATTTTCGATCCATCTGCTAATCTTTGTGTGCCGGCAGTGTTAGTTGAACTAGGTGTATATGATGTTGTTTCGTTAATAGATTCTTGGTCCGAAAACCGTATAAACATTTCATCTCTTGATGAAGATGTACCAATAGTTGTTTCTGTTCCAAAAAATATTAAGTGTCTATCCGGTGTAGATACTAAACTAAAAGATGATGATGTTGGTGCGTTAGCAAGTATAGTTGCTCTTGTTTCTGTTGCACCTGTTGGATCAGAATCCCATTCAAATGTTTCTCCACCATTAATTGTTGCAATAAGTTTATTACCAAAATTATCTAATGACCATAGTCCTGGTGCTGTTACAATATCTCCGGATGTTGCACCATTCCATGCAAAATAATTAGAGGCATCTGTTACAGTTGCACCTGACGAATGCGTTGCAGCTGTTGTTCCTTTTGCACCTCTTGTTAATCCAGATAAAGTTCCACCACTGTTTCCAGTATAAGTTATTAACTCATTTCCAATTAACACAGTACCTGATGATGCAAACGAAGTTGAACTAGCCATAGTTAATGATGTTACACTAGAATTAATTTCTGATGATAAGGTAGATGTAAACTGTCCTTGTTGAACACCACCCCATGATCCAAGGCCCCAACCTGTTGTTGCAACTTCAATTGCTGGTCCAACAGGATAATAATGTTTAACTCTAATACCACCAGATGTGCTTGCTCCCGATCCAGTTTCATTAGATGCCATGGTAACAGTTAGTGTAGTATTTGTTGGTATGGTTGTTACTTGAAATTTATTGTCGTCAAAATTAGAAGAATTAAAATTAGAATTTGTTATGGATGTAAAATTATCTAATAAAATAATATCACCTTTGTTTATATTATGTGCTGATGCAAAAGTTATCGTTACAGTTGCGGATCCGTTTGTTGTAGAAAAAGCTGATGTTAAAGTTGTAGTAGATTTAATTGGGTGAATGTCATAAAAAATACCACCAGAGTATGCATATAAAATTCTATTTGTTCCTAAAGCTGCAAATTTAATACCACTGGCATTAACAAAATGATGAATTGCTGTGTTACGTCCTGTTAAATCTACTGAACCTAATTGTGCCCAACCACCTATTTTTTCAGGCGTGCCATATCTAAATCTAACATTATCACCTTCAATCCATTGACCTTCACCGCCAGTTCCAGTAACTTGTTTATTGAATCCTGGTGCAAACTTTACTTTTTGTAACATACAACCTCATAATACTATTTATTCCTTATAGGAGGAATACCTAACATCGGCCTTTTGTCAAACCTATTTTTTTCAGCAAAAGGACCATTTACATGGTTATAATGAAGAAATACTTGAGCACAAGTATTACCTTCTAAAGGTTCTCTCCAATGCTCTAATTCACATCCACTATATACTAGCATGTCTCCAACATCAAGTAAGACTTCTGTGCCCTCTACAAATATAGACCATTTATCTCCACCTAAATGAATAGTGGTAGATATTTCACAACTTGGTCTATCTTTGTGTTTATGTAATATATCTCCATGTTTGTATATTCTTGCGTATGAATATGTTGGTACTAATTTAAGATCTATTTCTTTTTGCATAACAGGAAGCACCTTCATTAACAATGTTTCCATTACAGGATCAGCGTAGTGAGAATAAGTATTTGGAACTTGATCATCTGACCATGTTCCAAGTAATCCAGTATCATAAGTTATGTTATTTTGATACATCCAAGCTACAGCATCACGTTTAAGTAAAAAATAATTAAATATAAAATTAGCTAATTCTTTTGATATAGCATTTTTAATAACTTGATATTTTTGTGTTTTAAAAATCATAATATAAAATTAAATGATATTGATATTCTTATATCATTACTCTTGTTAATTTCTACTTTGTGCCACAACCATGAGGGAAACATAATTAATCTACCAGGAACAGGTTCAAAATAAGCCTCTCTCCATAGTTGCCTAGGAACTGGACCTTTTTTTCTAGGTGGCATAACTAGTTGTGCTCCTGGTCTTGGATCCATCACTTGAAGTCTACCAGAATCAGGTTTTGATTTTACATAATAAACTCCAGAAAATAATGAATTGGGATGTGCATGACCATTATTATAACCATTAGGTGAATTTATGTTAGCCCACATATTGCCAAGTTTAGGTTTTATGTCTAAATGTTCTTCTTCAATAACTTCATGTTGCATTTTAAATAACTCTTGAATTATAGGTTCATATTCTTTTCTATGGTTCATGTCTGTTTTTGAATGCCAACCGTTTACATTAGTTTTATCAAGACCTTTATCTTGTTTACTCCAATTAATAATATGCTCTTCTAAATATTTATTTAATTGTTTAGCATTTTCTAAATCTTTTGCGTATATAATAGTTGGAAAAAAATATTCTTTTATCATTTAAAAGGTTCACCTCCAAACCACATTACTAAAGATTGTCTAACACCTCTTGTTACAGGTGCTACTCTATGATTTAAAAAAGATGCAAAGCAAACTGCATGACCCTGTTCAAGTTTTATTTGTTTGCCTGGACTCATTATTTCTAAATCACCACCATCAAATTGATTTTCAGGAGATAGTAAACATGTCATAGATATTTTTCTAACAGGTGGTTCGTGTTGCATATTTACATCACAATCCATATGCCAATCATAAAAACCACCTTCTGGGTATTCTGTAAATTGTGCGTTTTCTGTTATTTGTATATCACCAAAACCAAAATGATTTTTATTCATTTTTTGAATAAATAAATTAACTTGATTATACATAGGAGCCATTTCGTCAAAAGGTATCCAACTAATTGTAGTTACTCTTTTTTTAGTATC